TTGATGGTAGCTAATTGTGTTACCCTGAGCATCTACATCTTTCAACACCTCCAAACATTCCCCTATCTCATAGTATATATCTGCTTCAACATCCAACTTAGGAGTGTATATCTCAAAAAATACACCATCCTCTAAATCTGGAACATCAGACCTATTCTCTACTTGCAATATCCCCGTCTCAAAAGAAAGGACTTTTAAATCTATATAAGTACTTAAATAAGCACCATTACTATCTTTTATTAATCTTACCCTATCTCCTTCAGTAAAGTCATAAACCAACACTGAATCTGGATTAGCAATTAATCTTACCCTATCTCCTTCAGTAAAGTCATAAACCAACACTGAATCTGGATTAGCAGTTTTATATTCCTCTGTTAAATTAGTTATATCTAACTCTATTATAGTTCCGTCATTAAAGTTTGAATTACCCCCAGAAGAATCAATGTATCCAACCTCATCAGTATACCACTGAAGATAGTTATTGATTGCTGTATTAGGAGTTCTAACCCATTGGTAATGAGTAGCCCAATTAGGAGCTAAACTATTAATCTGCCAACCAACAATAGGAGCTGTAGTTATAGAAGGGTTAACCTCTGTATAAAAAGGTAATGATAATTCTGAATTATCACCAACATTAGTAGCTCCACTTCTATTAGCTCTATCGTAATAAACTAAACCGAAGCTATACTTACCACCATTCTTTAATCTTGGTGTGGAAGATATATCACTTACAGTTATAATCCATATAGGAAGCGATGTTAATGTGTTTATATTCTGATTATTAACACCTATATAATCCGCAAATGATAAAGAGTCAAAGTTAAATGAAGCATTACAACTAGCAGAACCATAAGCATAAAAATCAGCCTCTCTTCTAGATGTGCCTGAACCGAAATTAGCAGGAGCGTATATTATAAAATTTCTTTGACCTAAACTATCCGTAGATAAACCACCACTATTAGTAGGAACTATAGAAACACCTGAAGCTGGGCTTCCTAAAGTATCCCTAACACTTGCTAAAACAACAGTCCTAGCATAATTACTAACATCATCATTATTCAATGACACAACAAAGTATTTAGTTGCATCTGCACTTTGACTGACTAACGAAGCAAAACTAGGATTGGTTGATGTATCAAACAAGTTATAACCTTTTCTTTGAGAGGTAGTTGTATTGTAATCACCAGTTACTATATCGTACAAAGATATAGCACTTTTCTTTCTTTGGAAAAGGAAACCGTTATGATCTGTTACAACGTAATCCGATCCTGTGCCTAAGCCTACATTAACAGCAGATAATTCAACCCTCTGCTCGCCTAAAGCGTCAGAAACACTATCTGGCTCATAATTATCACCCGCATCTATTAAATACCCAGCCATTCCAAAAGCATTACTAAACACCCCTGGACTTGATAAATCAGCTATAACAACCTCTATATTTTCTAATATCTGATTATTCTGAACAGTAACCACTAACTCCTTCTCTATTGTTTGAGAAGAACTACTAGTCATATTAAACCCTACCCTGTTTAATAAAGGAGAAGTCTTTTGATAACCCCTATCTGGATCTAGTAAATCCTGAGAAGTAGTCATATTAGAAGCTACTCTAAGTATATAAGTACCATCAGGTACGTTATCAAATTGCCATGTTGACCAAACCCTTGATTGGTTATAAGGAGCAGGAGCTGATGAAGAACCTTGTAACTCATCCCTTATTATATTTCTATTACTCTTAGAGCCTGAACTATAAACATTATTAGAATCCTGAATAGCTGAACCATCAGGATTACCTCTTAGCTGTTTAGATACAGTGTAATAGTCTGTACCAGCTAGGTATAATACAAACCCTCCTAATGGTATGTCTTGCCTAAAATCAGAAGCTAAATCCTCTTCAAAAGCATCTGGATCTCCAAATGAACCTCTATCCCTATTGAAGCCACCATAAACATACTCACCGTTATAACTATGAATAGGCTGAAATAAAGCAAAATCTGAATCTGCTCCTGTTTGAGATATCCTTAAACGACCCTTAATAGTGTTTGTAGTAGTTTCTACCTCATCCTCATAAGTTACATCTAAATCAAAATCTACATCTACATTATCATATCCCTCTGTGATATTACCGTAAGCTATTCTATTGCTCTCTATGTACTCCTGAGCTTTAGCTGTTTGAGGGACATTATCAAATAATTTATTAGACTGAGGAAGAGATACCGCATTGTATATTCCATCATTCTTAAAGTCATACACGTAATCTCCATTAGAGTCTACAGTGTAATCTGATACATCTTGATCTATTATTTCTAAGAAGTCATTTAAGTTACCTTCTCTTCCTGCTATTACAACTCTTTCTACTAGCTCTCCTCCTTTAGGGATTACTATACGAATTGTGTCACCTTGAGTATCATTATCTAAACAATTAGAACTTGGTAATACCTGAATTGAAATCGGAGAGAAAGCACTCACCTCTTTATCATCATATACATAAGCAGCCTTAAACTGCCAGATGACATCATTCAAATAGTTAACACCTGAACCTACTGTCTCATACGAAGCTGTAGGAGCGCATAATGGTGGGTATTTAATAGCATCTATAATCTCCTCCTGAATTGGAGAAGAATAAGCTATGCCACTTTTTGCTTTTTGTATATTAAATTTTCTTGGTGGATTAAATCCATCACTGAAATATAATAAATGATTATCCTTATCAAACTCTACTACATTAATCCCTGTTATTAATTGATCAGCTTGAAGATTTAAAACTTTAGCTATCATAACAGTCTTTATCTTCCCCTCTACATGGTTATACTCAAACACACCATGATTACCCTCATCATTATAAACGAAGTAGTAGCTTAAATCTCTTAGCTTATCCCAGTAAGAGCCTATCACTTTATTATCTCCTGATGGAAGATCTACATTTGGAATAAATGTGTTACCCTGAACATTTTCAGCAGAAAGCACACCAGCATCTGTAGACGCTCCTATTCTCACGTTAACATTCTTTCTAGAGAAACCTGGTTCTACCAATCTCTCTTCGGTATCGAAATCCATACCGTATAAAAATTGTCTCTTCTCGTATCCCATTCTTAAAATTTAGGTGATGCCTTATTTCCTTTTCTAAAAGCTTGAAGCATATCTTGTACACTCATAGAAGCCATTCTAGACCTTAATAATTTCTTGTTACTACCATATAACATTTTCTTACTCTGAGAAACTGCTATACTTACATTAGGATTATTTTCATTCAACTTCCAATCTATCCAAGCTTTAACTGTCTCAACAGCGAAAGGATGAACGTCAAACTCTCCATTTGTCTTGTTAGGATCTGCGAGATATTCTAATGTAATTGTGTCACCTCCAATATAGCAATCTAATTGTATTTGTTGGTAGTTCTTATCTATTTTAAAAGATCCATTAGCATTAGTACCACCTCCTAAACCGTAATACCTTCCAATATTTTCATTGTTCCTGTAGTGTGCTGAACCGTATTCAGTCCCGCTAAAAGCAGCGTTATAAGCATAATCAGGATCAGAATTATCAATTTTTTTCTTGATTCTTGTCCCACAATCGTCTAAAGTTCTATTTAAAGAAATATTTTTATTCCTACCTAATTCCTGAAAATAACCATGCTTATTAGTAAACCCTACTCTAATATAGTTCAAGTAATCATCTGGTAGATTAACCGTATCTAATTCTGTAACAGGTAATTCCTTTATAACGGGAGAACCTGTTACATCAAATTCTAATTCTCTTAAACAAGAAATACCAAGCTGTAAGGCTTGAAAAAACCTATGCTCAGTTCGACCTGTTTCAATCAGTAATTCTCTTACAACTTTCTCTAATTCCATTAATTTTTATTATTATCGTTTAAATCATCTTTAGGCATTTGTCTTTGTTGCATATACAGTTCAACTGTAAAACCAACTAAAGCTTGTTGCATATCCAAAGGAATATCAACATCTGGATCTAATTCATCCGACTGAATACCTCCCCCTAATTTAATCAAAACATTATCAATACAATCCTCAACCTTAAGGTTAATAAAAAACATCTTAGTGTTCTCTACAAAATAACCTCTTCTACCTCCTAAATTACCCACTGCTAAACCTCTTGATAAACTTAAAAAGTTTGGGTTAGTAGGAACAAAAGAATCCATTGGTGATCCTGAAGGGGTAACATCGTGAATACCCATACCTAAAGGTAGATTAACATAAGTAGATGGAATTTTAGCATAAGGCATTCCTCTCATTTTATCTTTCTTAACCTCTGCAAAGAAAGAGTAAACAAATCCCCCATCTAACCAACTAACACCCTCTTGCTTGTTTTGGTAAAAACTTTCCTTTACCATACGGCCAAAAGCCTGATCTACATATATTACAAGTTCATCCTTTCTAACCTCTGTGTCAGGTGTAGGAGTTCCGCCTTGTATAATTCTTTGAGCTTGTTCAGCTATTATGTATCTAGTATCTCTTTTCATATACTAAGCGTGTTACACTCCTTGTTGTTTCATTGTTTCTGCGTATTGTATCAATTGAGGCTCTCTAAGGTTGATTCCCAAGTAAGAAGCACACATCATTACAATTTCATTAGCAAGCTCTTCAGGAGCTTCTAAATCAATCGAGTTAACAGGATCATATACTGGTCTTCCATTTTCTAGAGTAAAAGCCCAAAATGGCTCTATTGGTTTCCTTAAATACGTAAAATCAACCACCCCAATATTTTCAGGATAAATCTGAATATGATCGCTATAAAAAGCAGCAATAACATATTTTTTAGCTTTAATTCTTTTACTGTAAATACTAGACCCTCTAAACTCTGCTATCTCGTTATCATCCACGATATCAATATCATTAGGAATAACAACCGTGTTTCCATCCTCTTCAAACTTGTAATTATACACCAAGCTCGATAAGTGTAAATAATTCTTAGGTAAAAAAAGTTTACCATCTGCGCCAATAGTAGAAACATTATTCCTAACTAATAAAAACCTTAAATCGTCTGTAATCTTTTGATTCTTCTGCCAACCTTGTTTATTTTGTGATTTATCATTTGTGTTATTAGAACGCTTCATTATACACTCAGTATAAGCTCTCGGCATAGAAAGATTAAACTCTTTAGGCGTAATATTTCCCGACTGATCCTTGTCAGCCAGGAATTGAAGAAATGTATAAACCTTATTAATATCCATTAAACTATAATTTTAGTAGCTATAGAGCTATAAATATTCACATCTGAAGCCAAAGCCCCAATACCTGTTAAAGTTATGTCGTAAGATGTTGTATCTAAGTTTACAGAACCTACCTGAATAAAGTTAGACTCTATTGTATTTCCATTTATAATTAAACTTGAACTAACCTTAACAACTACACTAGCAGATCTTGATACCATTATCTCTCCTACAAAGTCTGCTCCGTTTGGTGTTGTGTTAATCAAATTCTGAATAACATCTGTTCCATTAAATTTTCCTTTAAAAGTTTTAGAATCTACATTCGCCCCGAACTGACCTGAGAACTTTAATATAATAGCACTACCATTAGTACTTAAAGTTGCTGCTGGAATTGTAACAGTCCTTAACGTTGTCTCTACTGAGGCTGTACTGCTGCTTGTTGTAGCATTACCATCTAAAGCTATATCTGTTGAATTAGAAATCCATGTTCTAACACCTGCTGTTGTTGAAGATAAAACCTGACCATTTAAAGCAGGCAAACCTAAATTATCTTCTTTAGCACCTAACTGATTATCATCTGCTAAATCTGCGCTTTGAGTATCTCTAAGAACAGACACAACCCAAATAGCGTTACTTGAATCCCATACTCCTTTTACAACAACATTACCTTCTGATGATTGTCTTTGAGTTAATAACACACCCCCTATGAATATACCAAAAGCTCCTATTGTTATTAATCCATTATAGTCTACAGTAAATGTGTCACCATCTACTAAGCCTGGCGCAAAGTTATAAGAAACCGAACCTGTTAAAGAACCTGTTCCTGTTAGATTATAATACCCCTTCTCTACACCTGGTGTTAAAGTTGTAGTAGAACCTGATAGATTTATTACTTCTGTAGTTACCCCTTGAGCTGGAACAGCAATACCCGATGATCTCAAACTAGATACATCTAAATCATTACCTGGACTTCTATTAATCTCATACCATTTATTATCTGCTGTACTATACTGAAGTATAATAGCAAAATCTTTTGTTCCTGTTATGAAGTCTGCATTATTAGATAATTCTATATTACCTCCTTCTTTTATTGTTGTTACCTTAGATGCTTCTTTTGCTCTTAGGGTAATTGTGTCACCATCAGAAAAAATACCTGCATCTATCGAAGTCAAATCATCCGCTGCTACAGAACCTTCCGTTTGAACATTAACAACCGTTACAGCACTATCTCTATCTATTGATACGCTTCCAGAAGAAACTTCAACATCTCTAACCGAATAAGGTGAAGCTGATGATTTTCTAAGAACTCCTGAAGTAACATCTGTCGCTCCTACTAGTGAATCTACGACTGCTGATTCAGATGCGTTTAAATACATCTTATAACCAACCTGAGAATCTATATCTTGAGAAGGATAAGAACCCCCATCTAGATTTGTCGCTGTTAGTGTAGCTGATCCCGTTGTAGAAAACGCACTCACTGTTCCATTTAAAGAACTACCTTCGTCCGCTGATAAATAAACAGTAACAACACTTCCTGATGAAACTGCTGTATATTCTGGGATACTAACATGAGAATTTATAGCAGTTGCTAAATTCGTAGCTAAATCCTCTACTGTTGCCCCTGTAACTGGAGAAGCAACATCAAACACTGAAACCCCATCATAAGATAAGTTAGTGATGTCACCACCTGCCGATGTAACTGAAATATTAGAAGTTGCCGATATATTCGAACTTAAAGAAGAAGAGATCAACATTAATCTCTCCAAGTCTTCTCTACCTTCTTTATTATTTACTCTTTGCGCTGTTATAACATCGTTTACGTCAGTAAGATAAATATAACCTACACCTGAACCATATTTTGCTAACTCTGTTTTTACTGACATTATTCTACTATTTTAATATTTAATTTAATGTTGCTATATCTAGATAACATATATCTTTGAATAGGGTAAAAGTCTATCGCTAATAATACTATATAAAACGATCCAGAATCTTTCTGAACTACAGAAGGTGTTAAATACCTAGAAAACAAACCGTCAGGATTATTACTGTTTATATTAGAAAAAGAAGCGTCTTCTGAATAAGTAGACTCTATAAAAACCTTATAAGTACTATCTGGAGATACTTGAAAATTATTAACTTCTAACCTCTGGTAATAATAACTCGGAGCACCTACATCTGGATCTGACATTGTAACAGCCGATTGGAAGTTACTTTCGTTCTGAATAACAACATCGCTTACAGTGAAAACAGGAGATCCTGTGCTAATATCTGTTATATCAACATTAAAAGCCATTAACTCTTTAGGTTCTACTATAGGTGTACTAGGAGGTAAAGTAACATCGTACTCTGTATTACCCCCTGATGTGCTTGAGTTTACAACTAAACTATTATCACTTGATATTACTGAGCTTGTTGCTGTTGCTGATGCGATATCATCTAAAATAGACTGACTTAAACTTAAAGTGTAAGTTGTCGTATTACCTGACGAATTACTAGATACATTTATTCCGTTACCTGAAGATTGAACAACTGTTGTAGATCCACCACCTAAACCTGTAATAGGAGCAGGAGATCCATCTGAACAAGAACAATCACTATTACACTGAGCTACCTTCTTAATTTGAGTAACCAAGTTATCTACCGCTGTTGAGTCTCCACATTCAAATGCAGTTCTTAATGCTGCTAAATGAGATGTTGCAAGAATATATCTTTCTAACTCTATAGAAGCTAAACGAGTATTGTTTGCATCTTTGTATTTAAGGTACTCATTGAAAGTAGCATTAATACAACAAAATATATCACAAAGCCTAACATCACAATCTACATCTATCTCATCTGAGCTTGAGAATGAATCTACAATACTAATACCGTTAGTGTATTGGTAATACGCTTTAGTATTAAATAAAAACTCATGAGTCTGAGAGTAGAAAGAGTTAGTACTTAGATTTGCTTCATAACCCACTAACGGAGGTAGCTGAAGAACCGAAGGAAAGAATAATGTAGTCTTTCTAGTTACTACTATTCCATCTACTGTAGCATCTGTAATACTTGATACTGTAATTACTGTAGTATCTGTTACTTGATCATATTCTACTCCTGTTACTGTATAGTCTCCATCGTTACCTGATGAGTTGATTACACTAAATGTGTCACCCTGAACAACAAACGCAACCTTTTCCCCTGCTACACTAATAGTATTATTACCAGTATCAACACCTACAATACTCAGCCTATCGACAGGAGTAATAGCGTTAACTAAGTAATTAGTTGTATCCGACCCTGTTAACTCAGGAGATAAGCAATCTACTGTAGCTTGACTAGTCGCTGATGGTTTAGAATAAGAATAGCTAAAAGTTTTTCTAGCTGTTACAGTGTCCACACCGTCAGTAGCTTCATAATCAAATGTATACAACCCTATTTCGGGAGTTCCAGATGATAATAATGGAACCAAAATAGTTGTAGTATTGATTCGAGAAACCGAACCATCTATATCTAATGTTCCATCATAAACTACTCCGCTTGGAGCTGTAACCTTAATCTTACCATTAATATCTGCTAAAGCTACCGATTGAGACGCATAGTCTGTAGTATCAGTAAACTTAAATTCCATCGGGTCTGAAGCCAATGAAAATGCTATGTTAAAGTTTGTTGTGGTTAAAGACATTTTTTAGTATAATAACGTTATTCACCGATAAATATACACAAAAAAAAAGAGAGGCTTTTAAACCTCTCCTTTAACCTAAGCTAGCCTAAGTAACCTACTTGCTCTCTTCTTCTAAAGCTGCTTCCGCTGCTAGAACCATTTTTTCTACTTCAGTATAAACTTCTGGATTGTATTCTAAATGCTTAGTAGCACCTTTAATACCAGTACCTCTATCTCCTAGCATTCCAATATTGTTAGCTGAAATACTACCGAAAGCATTCTTACAAACTTTAAGACTGATTGCTTTCTTAAGTAATTTATACTCTTTTGTTCCTTCGAACTTTTCCTTTGCTGGCTTCTTGTTATCGTTTAAAGCTTTTACAACCTCTTCATAAACCTCTTTGATTTCTGATTTAGTCAAAGCTAACTTAACAAAGTACTCTTCTGGATCTGCATAACTAGGAACATCTAAGATTCTAGTTTTACCACCAATGTTATTATAGAAGCTTCTTTCCGCTTTCTCATACGATAAGATATTCTTAATCAAAGCTAAACCAATAACCTCTTTGTATTTTCTAGTTTCATCTTTCAACTCAGCCTCGAATCTACTTGGGTCATAGTTAATCATATCAAAGAACCTAGACTTAGCTTCCTGTACGCTTCTTAATGTAGACTCCTCATCTGTTGAATCAAAAAATACGCCCATCGAAACAGCTAAACCTTCAATTTGGTCTTCTGACATGTCGTTAACCATCTGAGATAGTTTAAGGATTTGCTCCTGCTTCTGTAATTTTATATTTAATTTATAATTATTAGAGTTAGATCTAAAAATTGCTGATTTACCAGGAGTGGCTGAACCTTGCTCATGATTTGCAATATTAGCATTAGTATACTCTAGAAATTTCTGTTTTGAAGTTTCAACTGCTGCTGCCACTAAGACACCATCGTTAAACATTAACACGCCCTTTTTAGCGTTATCTGATTGCTCATCTACGAAGATTGATTTCTCCCCTAAGCAATATCTAATAGATCTAAGACCTTTTTGCTCTACACCGTCTTTATCTTCCCATTCTAGATAAACTTCATCCTGAGAAGGAATCTTATAAGAAGGTGGATATTTACCGTTTTTTGATTTAGCCAATGTATAAACTACTGACTTCATTCCTTTGTCCGCAACTCTCTTTGGAGCTTTTACTCTTTTTTCTGACATTTTATATTTTAATTTGAATTTAAAAAAGGGAGGGTTTCCCCTCCCCATATTTTAACAATCCTTATGGATTATCCTTGTTTGATGTAAGCAAACTTATTCATTGCAAACGTCTCTAAACCACAGTTGTCTTTGTAGAATACTTTGTAAGTATCCTCACCTGTGATAGCGAAGTTATCAATGATTTCTGATCTCTGGTTTCTTTCCCCAGTTTCAGGATTTGCTAAGTAACGTAATCTTAAGAAGTTAGTCTTCTCACCACTTCCTGCATCTCTTGTCTGATCCATTGGGATAACCATTGCTTCATTAGTGAAACCGTATCCGTCTGCACCTAAAGACTGAAGATCATTGAAAGTTTCAAAAGTCTTCTTAGAGAAAGTGTATTCTCCAACTTTGAACTTGTCAAACTGGAAGTTTACAGCAGCATCTTGGTCGAAAGTGTAGTTACCGTAAGTAATAGAACCAGCAGACTTGTAATCAGCTAAAGTAGAATCAATCTGTAAAGAAAGACCAATACCAGCAGCTAATAAGTTATTCTTAGAACCTTTCTGCTTATCTAAAGTCTTAACTAACTCTTCAGCATCTTGCTTATCCCATCCTGTACCAGCAGTGTAAGCTGAGATGTTACCCTTTGATAAGATAGAAGGAATTAAACCTTCAGTTAAAGCGATTGGAGTCCCTGCATTTGCATAAGCATCAGAAACAGCATCGTTATTCAACTTTTCTCCTAATAAAAGGTTAAGCTCTTTTTGAGACATGAAGTTCTTGTACTCATCAGCTTCGCCTTTTAAGTAGTACATTTTACCCATCTTACCATCCTTACCTTTGAAATCAATCCAAGCAAGCATATCTCTTTCAGTAGAAGTTACTTCGTAAGTTCCTTTGAAAGTCTGTAAGTTGTTAGTCTCTTTTTTAACTCTTGTCTGTCTAGCAGCAGGCTGACCTGAACCTTCTCCATGAGCGTTACCATAAATAACAATCTCTGAAGCAGAAACAATAGCTGGAACAGCAGCAGCAGAATCTAATGGAGTAGCTGTGAAAGATGAAGGAGAACCTGGAGTAACACCATCTACGATAGCCCTGATGTAGCTATCAGCAGAAACCGTACCTGAACTAGGCTTAATTAAAATTAATTCTCCAATTCTAGGAACAGTAATGTTCGAAGAAACAGTACCTCCATAAGGTGAAGCATTTTCTGGGATAGATAAAGTACCAGCAGCATCAATAGTAAAAGATGCTTGAGAACCAGCAGCTGCACCAGCAGAAGTAGCTTTAATTTTTGGGTAAATTCTTTCCTCTTCAAAGTGGTTATACTCTAAAGCAGAAACTGATTTTTCAGCCCCGATCATCTGTAACATTCCTGTTAACATCTGATTTCCAAACGCAGCAGTCAACTCTGAGTCGTACTCTGGTTTGTGTAAGTCCATTGTAGTTACGTAGTTATAATCTCCTCTTCTTACGAAACTCCCTCCTTGATAATCTAATGCCATATCTTAAAGTTTTTTAAATTTATTTTAATCCTTGCCCTTTTAAAAATCCGTCTATAATCTGTCGAGTTGGGCTTTGGTCGGATGCAGGAGCTTGGTTTTTCTTAGACTTATCAACTACATTGTTGATGTCCTTAACAGCTTCTACTTTTCCTTTGTTAATATTACTCTCAACAGCGGACTTCATCATCTGATCAAAGAATAATCCTTTAGCAATTGTTTCCTGCATCTTTGTATAATCTATTCCGTCAGCACTGGCGAAATTATTATAGTAATCATTGATACCATACATTTGCTGTTGAACCTGCTGTTTTTGTTCGTCGTTTAATTCAAAAGTAAAATCATTGTCCTCTCCGAGTGTAATGTTTATTGAATTGAAATCTTTTAACGAACTATCCACAGAAGACTCATACATATTCTTCAAATCTTCAAATTCTTTATTTTGCTTCTCTATTAGTTCTGCTTGATCAGGAGCTGACTTTAACTCTGGTAAGGAATACTTTTCATCTGACTTAACAGAAGTTAAAAAATCTTTACTTTCATTTTGCAATCTTTCGTACTGCGCTAAAGCTGCTTCATGTTGAATCTTTTCTCCTTCATCCATTAAATCAGTGTCTGCTTTCTGCAACTGATCAAACTCATAAAGTTTTGCGTTTACTTCACGCTTGGATAATCCATCCTTCATCTCTAACATCTTAGATAATGCCTGACGACCATCCATATTCTCAACATCTAGCGTCTTGATTTCAGCAATCTCCTTAATTTTATCCCAAGAAAATCCTGAATCCAGAACTTTATGCAATCTGTCTATACTCTCTGATTCGAATTTATCTTCTAATCTTTCAGCATTTGCTTTTTCTCTCAAAGAACGCAACTCATTGTCCAAATCTTCTTTAGAACCGTAGTCCTGCTTAAATTGGTCTTCGAAGCTAATTGTGTCACCTTCTGGTTTCTCCTCAACTTCTGGAGTTTCAACCACTGGCTGATCATCCCCTTTATCTATTACCTCTGGTTCTTCTTGAACCTCTGGTGCTTGTTCTACTTCTTGACTAGCTAACTCTTCTCGGTTAGTTTCACCACTTGCTACTACTTCGCCACCTTGGGCTTTAATGAAGTCTTCTATTTTCATATGAGTTTTAATTTATTCGAGACTAATATATAATAAATATTTTAATCTAGGTTTTCGCTATCTCCCACACCTCTAAATACTTGAGGCTCTCTAACTGAATTACCAATTGAAGTATCGTCTAGATTACTCTCTTTAGCAGCGTCTATCTGCTTAAGTTTTTCCTTGTTATTAATCATCGCCACCTCTGCATTTGCCATACCATTAAATTGAGCCTTAACCTGCTCTAACTGCATTTTTAATTGGTACTCTTGCTGAGTCGCTTCCATTTTATACTGATGCTTCTGAGCTTCTAACTGAGCCTCTGCTTGAGATGCTGCTTGCTGCGACTGGATTTGAGCTTGAGCGTTTTGTTGAGAAGCTGAAGCCGCTTTAGCCATATCTGCTTCTTGTTTTTCCTTACGTCTCTTTTTTAATAAGTGTGTCGCCTTCTTTATATTTACTCTAGCAACATCTTTAATCTCCATCGCATCCTCTAACTCTATTGATTGAGCAGTAAGAGCTTTTTCAATTAACATATTCAATTCCTCTAACTCATCCGCATTAGGAAGAATCTCAATTTCAATTCCTAACTCTGCTAGAGTTAAATCCTTAACAATATTAACTACATCTACAACTTCCTTACCTAATGCTAATTCATAACCTCTTAGTCCATCGGCAATAGCCTTGTTCTGAACCATCATAGATATATTATCAGCTAAGTTTTTATATAGATATAAGTAAGCCTCATTTAATGACCTTGTAGAGTTCCTACTCATGTTAACAGCCATTTTCTGAACACCTACTAGTGCTTTAGAAGAAGGAGTTGAGCCATCCCTAGCTTCATTCAACCCCGTTATGGTTCTGATCATATTTAAGTTATGATTCCAAACCTCAACAAAATACAATGCGCTTCCACTTAGTCCGTTAGCCATCTCTTGCACTGGCTTCTGATTCACTACACCACCGAACTCAGCATCTTCACTTCTGTAATATAAATTACCCGTCTGATCAAATATTTCAACAATCTCAGTTGGGTCTAGGAAATTCTCCCCTCTTCCTTTTAAAACTTGCTCTAATGAAGACGCATCAACAGCCAAACCTGAAGGTCTAGCTTTCATCATCATTTGCTGAAGTTTTAAATAAGATAAAGTCATCTGGTCATCAAATGGTAACATCTGCTCAACCATAGACTTATTCTCCATGTCATAAATACCAGGAGCAATAACATTATACCTACTCTTCACTTCTGAACAATAAGCACCATTCACTTTAGGTCTATTCATGTTTTCTTGAAGACCATACTTGTAGATGTATTCTGAACCAATAACCCACATACCTTCATAGAAAACCTCAACCTTCTTTGATACTACTTCTCTTTTCTTTTTTGAATACTTCTTAGGTTGATAACCTGTACGCTTCTTATTTAAGAAATAGTTGTTTTTATTAATATACTTCTTCTCATAAGTCATTTCATGATTAGTAGATCTAAATTCAAAATCTACCACCTCTATATAGAAATCATCTGTCCTATACCTACCATAATAAGGAGAATTGTAATACCTTCCGTTTTCCTGCTTCAATCCTTGGTTTGATATATTCTGCTTCCCAACTTTTTTAGCAATATCATAATACTGCTCATCAGTCATCTCATCACCTACTAAAGCAACAAAATCATGAAAACTCATTTTTACTATCTCCCCTGTGTAAGCAGTGTCTCTGAAATATGGATCTTTTGAATACGGTAATATTAAGTTAGCAGGATCTACATACCTAGCCTTGATATCATTATTATCATCAAAATAAGTCCTAGTAGCTCCAATCTTTAATACAATTAAATCCTTAATAACCCTTTCCTTGATTTCTTTTTCGAAGTTATTAGCATTCAATACAAAATCTATACAAGTCTCCATAGCTATCTCTATAGCCTGTTTCAACGTTGTCTCAATCAATACATCAGCCTCTTCAATGTCTTTAGGAATAGGCATAGATTTATCTACTAACGGAAACCCTGTCTCTTGTTCCAACTTACTAGAGAACTCAGCCATTAACATATTAGCATAAATCTTATTCTTCTCTTCCTCAAACTTAGCCATAGACCCCTCATCCATAGCAATAGCCTTAACCTTAAACTCTTGGTTGATCATTTCACCAACAACAAGGTTTACAAATTTAGGAATGACAGATACAGACTGCCAATCAAGATTTAAATAAGACGTATCCCCATTCAAATCCATCAAATCCTTAAACTTGTCAATACTAGAAAGTCCCTCAGCAGCTTTACGGTTTTCTACATATCTAGAAATTCTATTATACACAGAGTATTCAGAACTTCTATACTTTCCATAGATAGCTTTCGCCTCTTTTAAACCATAGCTCTTCTTTCCTTTTTCTTCAGCAGAAAGTGATGAGTCAGGAAAATTAGGGATCTTATTTGTATCTGTTGCCATTCTCTTACGAAAAATTATTTATACTAACAAATGTAAGTAATTATTTTAACTATCTACAATCGTCTACCTCTTTTATATGATTTTACAAACCTTCCAACTTCCCTTCCTTTAGATTGAGTCTTTTTTCTTGTATATCTCTCCTTAGCGAACAAACACAAAACAGCCCCAACAAATTCATCATAATCCGTCCACTTCTGAGGATTGAACTTAATCCAACATTTGATCAACTCATTGAAATAAACCTTTCCAAATTTATCATTCTCATAATCATAACCAGTGTTAGCATAAACATATCCTTCAGTTATTTCAATAGCTCTTGACCTAATAGCTTCACCACTCATAGGTATACCCTTTTCTGTCTGACGCTTCTTACTATACTCTGTATGAGTGAAGTCAGGTCTATCCATTAAGTATCCAGAATATCCATTATTATCAAACCAATTAATTAAACCAATCTTGTTATTCTCACACAATAACTCACAACCATAAAAAATGCACTGCTTAACCATATCCTCATAAAACATATCAGGAGTCGCTGGTCTATTTACATACTCACAAACAAAAGTCTCACTCAACTCTTGATCAAACGGATCTAACTTTCTATAAACATAACTAGCTCCATTAGACTTCTTATTATCCGTAGTCACCTTATGGTCAAATGGATCACAACCTGACACTATGTCTAAAAAGTTACCTGGCTTTTTACCCCTTGGGGTTTGTATCTTTATATTTCTCTTCTCTACAGGAGGCAACCATTTAACTTTCCAACGTCCTGTTTCACTTGGCTGCCAACCTACTATCATCTCCTCTTTATCTACCCATACAAAGTTTCCTGTTATTGGCTGTTCCTGAAGTGTGCCATTATGAGACAACTGCTCATTCAACTTTATAATATCAAAAGGACTTAACTTACCCTCCTCAATAAACGCTTCATCTATAGTTAGTGGATACTTTCGCTTCTCTCCTGCCAACTTAGAACCCTGTAAACCTTTTCTTCTTCTTTCGATATATGTAGAACTTCCAATCTCTATCTTCTTACCATCAATACCTAACACAGGCTTCTTCGGGTCTTCTACAATACTATACCCATAACTGTCAATAAAACCTTCAAGCCCTAAAGTGGCGGGTTTAAACCATCTTAACAAGCCAGAAACTGTAAAATCCCTATCCTGCTTCCTAGCTTCGATAATATCTGAATCGTCCCACATATCCTTAGCAGCAGCTCCTCCTTTATCCTCCATCTCCTCAGCAGTAGTCGTATGAAGAGATTTACCAACAACATTTCGCCCTTGAACTAAACACTCTTTTACAATCTGCCATCTTTCATTTACATCTACCTCTGTTGTCTTACCATACTCATCATCATAGTAATACTTTAACTTAGAACCATCATATGCCTCAGCAACAGAAGGTTTGTAATTGATAACAGAGTTTAATACCTCCTTATAGACTTTTTTCCCACCTTTAGAACTACGCTTTGAAGGTTCTTCAAATTTCAACTCTTGGTTCGGGTTACTATCTCCTGAATCCGTAGGTCTTAAATAATCAGGCAACTTCTGCCAAGACCTTACCAACTTTTTAAATATCATCTTCGCATCAGGATTAGTCTTACTCTGGATTCCTCCAAAAGCATCACTGTTTAACGTAATCCTATTGTAAATAATAGAAGTAGCCTTACCTGTTTTACCATCTCTACGATTAGTAATCTGCATCCAACCTAAACAAACCTCCAATAACTGACAATGCTGCTCGATATAAAAGAATGTAGAGTCTGAATCTTTCCAATAAGGGACAATACCATCAATCCTCCAAAACGCTAAATAAAAGAAGTGATCACCAGTTAAATACTCAATATTTCCATGATTATAAAACCAATAACCATTAATCCTACAATTTAATATCTGAGTTAAGTAATCTACTTGGTCATCATCATCTAAAGACTCAAAATCTCTCTGAGACAATATCCAACTAGGAACTTCCCATCTTTGGTCTTTTATATCTCTATCCCAATTAGCTATCTTATGATATGCAGGAGGTTTCGGAAGTGTGATAGCATATTCAGTCACTCCGTTTAATTTAATATCCCTTGTACGCTCGAATTGAGCTGGCTTCATTGCCCTTTGCGAAAGTTTACCCACCTTTTATATTTTTAAAAGCTTTCTCGTATGCTGAACCTGCTTTTCTTTCTCCTTTATCCGTTAGAAGCTCACCAATCTCATTAAACATCTTATCCAACAAAGCCTGCTGTGACTCTAACTTTTCTGAGAACTTCAACCCCCTCTCCAATGCCTTATCCTCTTTGTCTGAAAGCTCATCTGCTGAGTCTGACACTTTGTATCCCGCTAACAATTTATTACCCTGAGAGATGAAGTTTTTTAACGCTAGGTAAGAATCTACCTTTACTGATCGAGCGTCGAACTCCTCTAATTTAGACTGAAGACCCTTAACATACTTACGTACCTTAATGTCCTTAATATCTTCTAATTTCATTTTAATTTGAATTTAATTCTACTCCAATATAAGAAAAAACCCCCACAACGATGTTGAGAGGGTTTCCTGAAAATTAAACCAATTATGAAAGAATGAAAAACAAATGAGCTTTTTATAGTGCGTCAATCTTCGTTTTGATACTTGATCTTGATTCCGTAGAAGCAA